GTGTCAATGCACTCCTACCCCGGAGGCTTCCGAGTGGAATGCGAAGGATGCGGGTGCAATGGCCCTTGGCACCACGATCACCAAGCCGCGCTCGATGCGTGGGATTCTCGGCATAACGCAATAGGTGAGGCACGGGCGGACAACGCCACTCCGAACCAGAATCAAACTTTCTAACCACATGGAAACTCCGACACACGCCGCCCAGCCCGTTGACCTCGACCGCCTTGTTCGTCCTTTTTGGATGACGGGCTGCGATGTGAACGACTGGCCAGAAGACTCGACTCACGAAAACGGCAACTACTTCAATAAGTGCGTGGCCTGCGATACCGACTTCATCGGACTCAAACGCCGCTGGGTCTGCAAGAAATGCAGGATGGAAGACGACGCCCGCTGGGAAGCATTGTCGGAGGATGAGAAAAAGGCCGAGATGGAAAAGATGTCCGCAGACTTCGAGGCGTGGCTTCATTCTGGGACGAACGCTGAGCTATGACAGCGCCGCGCAAGACTCCGATTCCTGACAAGAGGCTTCCGGCGCTTGTCATCAGCGTCTTGTTGTGCTCTTTGAATTTTCTTATTGACGGGAATCAAACGCGGATCTACCCATAAACCATGACTGCGACACGCTTACCACTGCCCGGAAAGGGAAAACTCAATGTCCGCCATCGGAAAATGCGTGGCGTCTGGCAAATCTTCGCTGGCAACCTCTACATCACCGGAGCAAGCGCCGAGTCGCCGGACATCGCCGCGCAAGAGCTGGTCGATCAATATGAGGTTGCCGCCGGAACTCCAATCACGGTTCACGGGTTCCGTGAACCCACCACAATGCCAGCCCCGGAATCCGATCTATGAACGTCGTGAAACTCAGCAAGGCGGAATGCGAGCAATGGGTGAAGCTCAAGCACTACTCGCGCAGAGCCTCGATCTTCTGGGCCGGATTCGGTCTCGAAATCAATGGCATGATCGAAGGCGTCTGCGTCTATGGCCAGCCGTCTCCGCCGATCCAAAAGCACGCATTCAAGGATCGCGACTTCCAGCTTTTCGAGCTGGCGCGGCTGGTCGTCCAAACCCCGCAGAAAAACGCGGCGTCATTCTTGGTGGGCAACAGCCTGCGGATGCTCAACGCTCCATGCGCGGTCATCTCCTACGCCGACACGGAACATGGACACAGCGGGATCGTGTATCAGGCTACGAACTGGCACTACACCGGGGCGACGAAATCCCACGATAAAGCCTACATGGTGGACGGCAAGCGGACGCACCCAATGACGCTCCGCGATCAAGGCATCACCGATCCGACGCGATGGGCAAAAGAGAATGGAATCGCGATGGTGCCGCCGATGGAAAAGCACCGATACTTTAAATTCGTCGGGGACAAGCGGCAGCGCCGCACAATGGCGGCGAAGCTGCAATACCCCATCGTCTCCGCCTACCCAAAAAGCCCGCGGTTACGATACGACGACGGGGCCGCAATCTCGATGCCAAGCCAACCCTCACTCCTATGACCGGCAAACCAATCACACGGGGCGGGAAACGCCCCAACGCAGGCCGCAAGAAGGGCGGCACCGGGAGCAAGGCAGTCACGGTGCAAGTCTCGCTTGTGCCGCCACTGGTCGAAGCCATTGACGAAGTGCGAGGCAAGCAGACGCGGGCCGCATGGATCAGGGATCGGCTCAAATTCACGTATCTATGATTCTGCACAACGCTAGCCTATCCCACGGGGAGGGCGAAAAAAGATCATGAATACAAAACCGACTCCACCGCCCTCCCCGTTGGGATCAGGCACTTGTTCATTTTCTTCATCTTCTGCGGATGAGATGACATTGCGAGGCTATCAATCTTCCATCGTTGGCGAGACGCTGACAGCACTTGAAACGCATTCCCGCGTCGTGGTGGCATGTCCTACCGGATCGGGAAAAACCGTGATCGCCATCCATGGACTGCTGCCGAAACTACCCGGCAAGACGGCATGGGTGACGCACAGGAAGGAACTGGCAAAGCAAGCCCGCGAATACGGGCAAGCTCTGGACGTGTTCATGGCACAAGGGGAAATCACTGGCGAATATGATACGATCATCATCGACGAGGGACACCACGTCTGCGCCGCTCAGTATCGAAAAATCCTAGCTGGCTACCCCGCCGCTAAAATCATCGCACTGACCGCGACACCATACCGGCTGGACGGCGTAGGACTTGGATCGTGTGGATTCTCTCGTATCGTCCATGGGCCGGATACCTACGACCTGACGGAAGATGGAACACTCTGCCGCGCTCGGGTCTATATCCCGCGCTCGGAACACACGGCGGCATGGTCGCCGGATGCCGCCGCAAGGCGGATCATCCAAACCGCATTCACGAAGGGAATCGTCTTCTGCCGATCCGTGCGAGAAGCGCAAGAACTGGCGCAACTTCTGACGGATGCTGGAATCAAGGCCGCAAGCATCGACGGGGCAACCGACCCGAAAAAGCGGGCGAAACTCTTCCGCAGCTTCACCAAGGGGAAGTTCAAGATCATGTGCAATCACACCATCTTCACGGAAGGCGTGGACGTGCCGAATGTGGATCTGGTGGTCTTGAATCGCCACACACTCAGCCGATGCCTCTGGAAACAGATGATCGGGCGCGGAACGCGGAACGCCCCAGGCAAGACAGAATGCACGGTGCTAGACCTCGCCGGAAATGGCGTGCTGCATGGCTCAATCTACGACAGGGAAATCTACGACCTCAACGGCAAGGTGGAATCCACCGAATCCCGAACACTCACACCAAGCGCGGTCTCTGATGAGGCTGAAAAATACGAACACAACCAAGGAGAGGAACTAAAAGAATGGAAACCACAACCGAAACCAATCAGGCTAATCGAGAGCTTACAACGACTGAAATCCAAATCGCCATTGCACAGATTGAGGATCGCTTGATGCGAATCGCCAAAGCGCAAGATGAGCTTACGGACATCGCCGAAGGCGAGGACGAAAAGCAGTTCGCAGCGAAGCTGCGGACGAAATACGACATCCCCGAAGGGGTTCATCTCTTCTCGGGGGAGGGCGAACTCACCAAAGAGAAAGCCAAGCGATGCAAGCCTTACCTCGGGGCATTCGTCAAAGGGAAGCTGACGGAAGAATCAATGCAAGATATGGTCTTCTTCTTTGAGGAAGACGCCGAATGCGATTACGGCTGGATACTGGTCGAGCGACCGATGGGCTTCTATGAGCAACCGAGCGAGGAAGACGTGGACGATGTAAGTCGTGAAATCGTCTCCATCGGCACGCGATCACGCTCGAAAAACACGAAACTGCTGCCACTCACGGACGGCGCATTCTTTAAATGAACAGTTAATTATCCCGACTCCGAAGTGTCGATAACCCACTTTCACCCCACCTTTTCAAACGGCACCGCCTCAGCCTCATCCGCCAGAGCCTTCGCCGCGGCGCGATCGAGGGCAAACCACACCTTCGCATCGTCGGAGAATCGCGGGTTGAGGTAGGTCCCCATCAACATATCCTTCGAATGCCCCATTTCCAGCGTCACGGTTGCCATGCACCCGGTCTCGGCGAGCCGGTAGGAGGCGCGGGAGGCGCGGAGCGCGTTGCCCTTCCACGGTAGGCCGAGCACCTCGCCGAGTTGGGAGGTCATTGAATTGCTGCCGGTGTGGGGCGGGGCCATCTCGGGGCAATACACCGGCCCCGTTTTCTGCAGCCAGGGCGAGAGCCAGTCCGCCATCGCATCGGTCAGGGGTATAATCCGGGTCTTCGAGGTGCGCGTCTTCTTCGCGGAGCTGCGCTGGAGCACGATCGATTTCCTTTTCCAGTCGATCTGTTCCCACCGGAGGCCAGAGGCCCGATCATCGGGGCGGCCGTAAATCTCCACCCCACGCATCCCGGCCATGCCGCCAAGCACTAGCCAGGGGATGTGTGATTCGGGGCAAGCGACAAGCAGCCTGGCAAATTGCTTAGGGGTCCACACTTCGTGATCCGCCTTCTGAGGCAGCCCCATCCGAGGCACCCCGGCCATCGGGTTCTTGGTGATGATGTTCGCGCCCACCGCCCACCGGAAAAAGAGGTCGAGGATCGTGCGCTTGTTGTTCCACCGCTTCGCCCCCACCGCCCAACCATCCGCCCAGGTGAGGATCGATGCCGGGCGCATCGCCGTCATCAGCTCGCCGCCGAATTTCGCTTTCAGCTCCGCCAGAACCCGCTCGTAATCCTTGCCCTGCTCGTAAGAATAAGCCCGCTCCGCCTCCCGGCGCTTCCAGAACGTCTCCGCAGCGTCACGGACGGTCACGCGCGCGCTTCCTGCGATCTCCCGCAGCGCGGGCTCGAGGTCATCCACAGCCGCCCCAGCGGCCCGCACCGCCCGAATGAAGCGAGCCTCCGCCGGCGTGAGGTCGTGGATCGCCTCGGCGGTCATCGCGTCGAGGATCTCATCCGCACGGCCCTGGGCTTTCGTCAAAGTCTTGAGCACCCCACCGGAAACCACCTTGCCCGAGGCGTCACGGTAAGTCACCTTCCACGATCCAAGATGCACACCCTTCCCAAGCTGCGTCAGCGTCGCCGACAAAGCCCCCCGCCTGATCGTCTTCTTCATTTCCTCCAAACTACCCCCAGATCAGAGAAACCCAAGCCGAAAAATTAACCGCAAATTAACCGCGATTTTCACGAAACTGGGATAAAATGCGGCGACATCACCGAGGAAATCCCTTGTTTCATAAGCAAACCCGCAAAAATGGGGGCGGAGGGGGTGGGATTCGAACCCACGGAATTTGACGGAGGAATAAGGGATTGCGCGGCGAGCGGCCGGAAATTAACCGGAAATTAACCGCGAACGGTGGAGGGGTCTATTTCATCGCCCTACGGTGCGCGTCGTTGATTGAGTCGGCGAGGGTGTCCACTTTGCTGGTGAAGTCTTGGATGGCGCGGGTGTTGTCGCGGTAGGCGTTCATCAGTTGCAAGCGGTCGTCTCTCATGTCGGAATAAATCTCCTTGGTGGCGTAGCCGAAGACGGCGGCGACTAGGATGCCCACGCCGAAGCGGGCGATGGCCCAGACAATCAGCCCTTGCCAGGTGTTCGGGATATCGACATCACGGGGGGAGTCGGCGGCGGCGATGCTGTGGAGTTCGTCTTGGGACATGGTGGGTGTTATTGGGTGGCTTGAAAGTGCATGGCGTCACGGGACCAAAAGGCGCCGGCGGGGAGCCAGCCTTCGCGGGCGAAGCATTCCATCACCTCGAGGGGCATAGTGGCGGAGGCGGGCCATGCTTGCTTGTTGCGGTTGGTGTCCGGATCGAGGTCGATGGCGGCGCCGCGAGCGTGTAGGGATGGCAGGGAGCCGCCGCGCATGGGGCGGTTGTTGTAGCAGCCGGCGTATTTACCGAGGGCGGCTTGGCCTTCGGGGAATTTCGCCAGGGCGGTGAAGATGCGGTGAAGGGATTCGGCGACTTTGCGGTTACATCTCACGGTTTTGACGGTAAAGCCCTCATACATGACGCGGAGGCTGGTCACGTCGAGGTTTACGAGCTGGGATTCATCCCCGGCCTTGCCGAAGAATGCGGTGAGCTCGGCCTGTGAGGTGTCCGGCCACGGGGTAAGAGTGGGCATTAGCTCGCGGAGATACTTCTGGCAGGCGGCGATGGATTGTCGGCCCCAGAAGCCGTCAGGGGTGGCGCCGATGCGGGCTTGGATTGCTTTGATCTGTTCGGTCTTCATACGGGGATGGCCTTCGGTGGTGCGCTCCATTGTCTGAGCTCTAAGTCGACCAGGGCGAACCACTCGCCGGCGTTGTCGATCGTGGTGTGGCCGAAGGGGAGCACGTCGAAAGTGCGGACGACGGTGTGCGGGGAGGAAGGGACTAGGGTGTGGCCGCGCGGGAGGTCGGTTTCCTGCCTCACTCCGGCCACGCGGCGGATGTTGCGGGGGATGCTGATGTTGCCGGTCTTGAGTAGGGCGCGGAATGCGAAGGGCTGTAGCCAGTTCCACCGGGGGAGCCAGGCGGGGCGATAAACGGGATCACACGCGAGCCAGAGATCCACATCGATCCCGAGCTCGTAACAATGCGCGGCGAATTGGCAGGCAGCGGCTTGTCCGTGGGAGTAGGAAACCATTGCCAGGGATTCGACACGCTGGCGGGCGAGTAGGGCGGCGAGCTCCTTCACGTCGGCGGTCCAGCGGCGAGGCCAGTCGGTGGTGATCTCGTTGCCGGAAAAATTGCGAATTACGTCCCAGTAAAGATCCTCCGTTCCGGTGCGGCGCTCCGATGATTCGGTGAAGCCTTGAAATGTGACGATGGCTTTCATATTTTTACCAAGTCACGACTTCTTGCATGGATATATAACAAAGGGAGTCACCATATAGATTCCGGCTGGATGCGTTGGTTTGGTAAACGGTAACTTCCACATAATCCCCTAGAGCGAGGTTGACTGATGTGGCGGGCGTATTTGCTGGATAACCTCCGCTAAGTTTATTCGTTTCAGTCGCTGCAATATCCGTGGTCCCATTCTTTCGGATTCGTGAGATGATCCGCGTGGCTGCCCATCCCGCGCCATCATCCCAAACAGCAGCCGCAAACATGGTGTATGTTCCAGCTCGGCGGCAAATTAGTCTGTTATTCACTAAATCCGACATGGTTCCAGTTGAATCGGATTCTGTGGCTGTAAGGTTTACAACCACTGTCGTTGATGCTGCTACCGCTTGCGCTGCTGCCCCTGCTGTTGCGAGCGCGGCACGGGCTTTCATAGGGATGCTTGTGCCCGCGAGCTTAGTCCATGCCGTGCCGTCGCAGGACAGGATCGCGGTTTCGTTCGCCCACATGATGCGAGTGGTCGCGTCGCCGATGAGTTCCGAAGCGTTGCCGTCGAGCGTGACTAGCTTTGTCAATGCGGATGACATTCGGAACGAGATGATCTTTCCGGCGTTTCCAGATACGGCGGGTAGTCCGACGGTGTAATCCGCCGAGGTGCCGGAACAAACGTGGATTTTCCCGAAGGCCGTGCTGGTGAGGGTGATTGCTCCGCTGATGCTGACTTCGGTGGCATCTAGGCCGAGGTATAGGGAATCAAAATAAGTCTTGGCCGTTGCCTTAAGGTTCGCCCATGTCAGCTTTTTCAACCCAAAGGATGCCGCGCTGTCTGCGAGTGGGATTTCGTCCGCGTCAACTGGCGTGGCTTTGCTTGTCGCGGCGGTGATTAAGGTGGCGATTCGTGCGCCCGTCTCGTCGCCCGTGTTCGTGCCGCTGAGGTTGGACGCGGCGAAGGTTCCTGTTCCTGTGACGTTGCCGTTGTTGGCGATGATGAATTTGCCGACTCCGACATTCAGATGAACTCCGCTGTCGCTTTCAATAGTTGCTCCGGTTCCACTGTCGCTTAAAATTACAGCTCCGGTTCCGCTTATGCTGACTCCCGCAACGCCAGTTCCGGTTGCACTCGAAAAATTACCACCACTGCCGTTACCGCTGGCACTTCCACTGACCGCTGGTGATCCATTGACTACCGCAAAGCTAGCTTCTCCGGCTGTTCCACGCTTCACAATCATGCTGGCGGTTGCTGCGTTAGTCGCGTCGGTGATGTCCGCGCTTGCAATCGTCACCGCTCCCGTGCGCCCGCACACCGAAAGCACCTGATCGGTGTAGTCAGCTTTGAACCAGTTCGCTGCGAAGGTCGTGGTTGAGGCGTTATCAAGGATGGCAATAGCGCGATCCCCGATGTTGAAAGCTACGGAGTCCACCGTTCCAGCCACGGTCACAATGTAGGAGAAGCCTGCTTGCGCTATGCCTGCGCCGGGGAATGTTCCTGCGCTCGCATCCCATACGCCTTTCAGGACAACCGCCGCGTCGAGATTATTTACGCGGGTTTCGATGTCATCGAGATCGACGGGCTGGGTGACGCTGATGTTGCCGAGCTTCGTCTTCTCTACGTCAGTGACGTAGTTATCGTCCACACCGAGGGCATCGGCTTTGAGTGCCAGAGCGTCAAATACCGCGTTCTGCGAGGGGGCTACGGTGGTTGTGCCGTTGGCGATCGCGTCCGTTACCTTTGCGTCTGCTTTGGCTTGCGCTCCTGCGGGAGTTTCTGCCGCGTCTGCCGTAGCTCCCTGCGCGGCTGTGGCGTAGGCTGTGGATGCGGTGTAGGCCGCCGAACCCAGTCCCAGCGCGGTCTTAACCTGTGCGATGGTGCGCGTAACCCATGATCCGCCGACACGCTGGATCATGTCGTCGTTTGCGGGGGAAGCTACTTCGACAAGGTTCGGGACGGCGGCGCGAATATTGGCAGTTGTCGCGGTGTTCCCGGTCTCGACGGTGATGACGTTTTCCGCCGGCGGCGTGACGTCGACGACTAGATCCGCTGATGTGACTACGGTGATGGCCATGGGTTAATCGAGGTTGATGTCCTTCCGGATCTCGATGGTGCCGGAAAGGAGGGTGATGGTGCCGTAGAGCGTGGTGTCTACCTCGAGCTCGTAGGGGTGGTTTCCGGTCAGCCAAGTCTCAGTTACGGCGGGGAGGACGGCGTTCAGGGTGATGGCGTTAGTGCCAGAGATCGAGGCGTTGGCCGTGGTGTCGGTGTTCCACTCATAGATCAGGGTGTTGTCGCGGCGGGTGCGGATCTGCAAGCGCGCCCTGGTGACGACGACCGGGACCTCATCTTCGGTGAGGGTGGCGATGATCCGTGATTGGAAAGTGTCGCCGCGAACCATGGCGGGGATATTTTTAGTGCCGGGGATCATGGGTAAAATCAATACGGGTGGAATTAAAGATTTATGTGGAAGTGGTGCAATGTGTGAGTTAGAAAATGATATGTGGACGGGGCATTTATTGTTTATGCTATATTATCATGCGCCGGGGCCTCCGTTGGTGGGTAATCCAGTGGATGAGCTGAAGGCTGCGACTCCCGCCGTGGTGCGGTATTCGAACCATTCCGTCGCGGTAATGGTCAGGGATGCGCTGATTATTGTATCCATCACTGTTTCTGCTCGGATGCGGAAGGTGTAGGTTCCACACGCAAGGACAAGAGAAGCAGTGGTGTATGAGACGTAAGCCGGTGTGGTGGTGTCGCTACTGTTGCTGTCGATATATCCAGCGAGATTTGAAGGTCCAGCAAGCGAAACATATAAAGCCATCGTAGCTATACCATCCATCCAGTATTCGCCGTTCTCATCCTTGATGATATATAGGGCTGGGCTTGTGAATGGTGCGGGAGTATTAAAGCCCGGCCATGTTGTAACCTCATAACCGGGCAGGATGGGGTAAAACTCCACCTCCCCATGTAGAACGTCCGCATCCGCTGGCTCAAAATAGCAATGCCCAATCTCGCGTTGGTTCTCAAACGCAAGAGCCTCCGTGGTCGCTACGCGGGGTGAACCGTCCAGCCTAGAAATGAGTGTTGCCACCATCGTCCCTGATTTAATCGCTGGCTTTCCCGCTATAATAGACGAGCCGGAAATCGCGGCGTTCACGCTGAATTTTTTCACACCGTAAAGGATTTCCATCACTGCCTTGAGCGGTAGAGGGCCGATGAAATTGTAATGACTCGCGTTCGCGGTGCATGGGCGAATCGTGCGAATCGTTGATAAGGAGATGGCCGTGGTGTTTGTAGGATACGCCCACGGCGCATCCGATAGCCGCGGGCGCGCTCGGCTGGAAACGTGAAAACTCATACGAGAAGATCGGGGTCACGTTGTGGGCCGAGGTAGCATTTCACTGCGCGGGAGTTCAGGATGCCCCAGTCGATAAATTGCTCGTTTTTCTCGCCCTGTACTACCCGGGGGATGCCATCGGTGAAGATGATCTTGCCGATTAGTAGTCGGAGCTTTTCCTGCTGGTAAGATCCGGATGTGAGAAACTTTACTTCCTGCGCGTTGGCCTTGGTGGTGACGGCTTTAAACGTGAAGTCATCGAGAACCCAAGTGCCATCGATGACGGTGCATTCGAGAACGATCCAGCTCGTGGCGGCGATGGTGGTCCATACATCGAACTTGATCGGCGACGCTGCGATCCAGCGGGTGCTGCCGCTGGAAAGGTCGATCGCGTTGCCATTCCCTCCCTCGGTGATGGTGCTGCGGGTGGACGAAACCATCCACTGATAATTCGGATCATCGAACTTGGTGGAGAGTTTCCAAGAGATTTCCGGATCGGCATTTTTTCCGGCTTTGGCGCGATCGATGACGATGGTGGTGCCGTTCGGCGAGCGTTTGACTTGGCAGCCGACGCCGCTTCGTAGGCTGTTCGCCTTGACGTAGCCAAGCAATTCCAGCCAGTCCTTTTTGACCGGGTAGCCGCTCTTTGGCATTTGTGGAAATTTCATTATGGCGAGTCCCAGAAAATATCTGCTTTATCGGAAAGGATTTTTTTCGCGCCGAGCCATTCTTCGGTTCGGTCGAAGCGGGTGCGGCTGCCTGCGTTCAGGGTGCGGTCGGCGGATTTTCTCCACTCGTAATCGGTGGGGAGATTTGCGAAGCCGGTGGGAATGTCCTTTAGCCCGGCGAGCGATTCGGGAGGCGGACCGCCGACGTAAGTGGAAGTTTTCCGGGCGATGGGGGCGTAGTCTTCCCACGTCTCTTGACCGAGCTCGATGCCGCGGGCGAAGTATTGGGCGTTTGTGGATAGGTAAACGCTGCCCTCGGCTTCGGAAATATAGCCGTAAAGCTCGCGGATGCCGGGATCTTGTTCGGCCCGCCAGAATTCAATATCGATAATGTCCCGGGTGGTGAGCTCGCTGGCGCCGCCGTAGCCGATGGCAAAGCGGGGGTGTTCATAGAGCGGGCGCGCGACGGCATCCCAGTCGATCTCATAGGTGGCGACTTCTAAGGCGCCAAAGGTGGACTCATCCGGCACCTCGGCCTTCAGTTCCATGACGATCTTGAGTTCCGCCCAGTCGACGTTTTCGGTGGCCTCGTAATCGGTGGAAAGGACGGTGCCGCTGAAATCCCCCCATGTGGCTCCGGTGGCCGGGATAGTGGGGAAGATCGTGGCGGTGGGGCCGATGTATTCGATGTTTGTGCGGAAGGCGCTTTCCGTCACCCCGAGCTTGGGAAAGCCGGGCTTGCGATAGGTGGCGATTGATTCGGCGGCCATGTTTTTACGTCCAGTTCAGGCCCCGGTCGGTTTCGGTAAACCGTTCGAGGAGGCGGTGGATTTTTATCTGAATGTCGAGTTGCTTCTTCTCCTGATCGGCGGAGGGGTTTGCGGAGAGGGAAAGGCCGCGCGAGCGGTAGGAATCAAACTCGCCGTCTGGGGTGGGGATGCGGGCGGCCTTGGCTTTCGCGGCGGGGGCAGCGGCGTTCGGATCTACCCAATCGGGCGCGCTGCGGTATTCCTCCATGCGGGCGGCGTCATAGGCGAGCTTGTCGGCGTATTCCTTTTCCCTTTGGTCGGCGGCGGCGGCGTCTTCGGATTCATTCGATACCTGGGCGGCGGAGTATTTCTCGATAGATCCCATGAAATCGAAATCGCCGGCGGCGAAATCGGCCACGGAATTGAAAAGGATGGCGATGTGGCTGGTGACGGCATTGATGCCTTTCCCGAGGGCGGAGGCGAAGTTCGCGCCGATGCTGGTGAAGTCGAATTGATCGACGGACTCGAGGGATGGGATGAGCTCGCTGATGATGCCGGTGGTGAATCCGGTGAAAAACTGGTCGGACTTGTTCGGGAGTCTGCCGAGGATGTCGCCGGCGTGATCGAGCTCGGCGGCGAATTGCTGCATGATCTCGGGCATCTGGCCTAGTGACTTGTTCACGCTTTCCATGTCGGCACCATCGAAGACGGCGAGCAAGCCGCCGCCTCCCTTGCCGAAAATTTCCATGGCCGCGGCGGTTTTCGCGGCGGGGTTCTGAATGGATTTGATGGCCTGGGCGATGGCGAAGAATTGCTCGCTGGGATTCATCGCCATGAGTTTCTCGGCGCTTAGGCCGAGCTTGGCGAAGGGGTCTTCCTCGCCTTCCTTGGCGTTGGCGGCGGCGTAGATGCTTTTCTGCATCTTGTTAATGTCCTTGCCCGCTGAATCCGCGCTCTTGCCGTTGTCCTTGTAGGCTTGCTGGATCTTCATTAGGTCGCTGATGGCGATCCCGGTCTGGGCGGAGAGGTCGGTCAGGGCGCCGCCCATGTCGATCGTGCGCTTTACTCCCACGGCGAGGCCGGCACCGAGCGCGGCGGAGGCCATGGCGCCGTAACGGGCGGCGGAGTTGGCAAACTTAGAAAGGGATGCGCCGGCACCTTTCAGGCCCTTCGTGAATTTGGAGTCACGGAGGGTGAGTTCTGCGAAGATGCCGCCGATGGATGAGCTTGCCATGGTTTAGGGTTTGGTGCGTTTTGCTAGGGCTGCGGATTGGATGGCGGCGACCTGGGCGCGGGCTTGGGATAGGGCCGCGTTGGTTTTGCGGGATGACTTTTTACGCGGCATGAAGTCTTCGATGCGTGGCTTGCGTTTGTCGATTTTCACGCCGTGGATCTGGCAATGGAGGAGCTTGATCGATGCGGCCTCGGTCATCTGCCTTTCGGCTTTTCGTTCCCAGGCTTCGATGTAGGCGGTGCATTGTGCGGGGTGGGTTTCGTTCCATTCCGGCTCGGTCAGTCCGAGCTCGATTCGGGCGAAGGCGATTTCGTCAAAGTGCTTTTTTTTTCAGTGTCCGGCACCATCTCCGCATAAAGGGCGGAGAGAGCCTGGCCGAGTTCCAGCCCCTCGGTCTCCTGGTCGATGGCGACGAAGAGATCCTCGGGGGTGGGGAAGTTCCCGATCTCGGCGGGCGGGAGGAATGCCCAAAGCAGCTTGCAGGCGGCGGCGTCCCGGGTCCGCGCGCCGGTGAGCTCGCGGGAGGTGGGATGGCCGCCGATGGTTTGCAGCCGGAAGTGGAAACGCTTGGCGGTTTCCTGCGTCCACTTCAGGGCAATGCGTCGCCCGCCGATGATGACCGGAAATTCCATGGCGTTATGCGGCGGTTACGATCGTGCCGGTCACTTTGCAGGAGCAGGAGAAGTCCACGGTGTCATCGAGGGGATCACTGAGCGGGAATCCGCCGATGATCGCCGAGAAGGTGGCGGTGGACGTGTCTGCGTAGGTGACGACGAAGGCCACGGTGTCGCCGATGTTGGCGATCAGGTAGAGTTGGCCGGCATCGGTGATGTCATACTTGCCCGAGAGTTCGAGCGAGCCGTAATCGACGAGGCCGCCGACGAAGGTGCGGGCGGTATCATCGTGAGTGGTGGTGTCGATATTGTTCACATCGATGCCGGTGAGGTTGGCGTCAACAAGCCCGCCGATGGCGGTGCCTGCTACGGTTACGGCGACGCCGTTTGATCTGATGGCCATGGTGTTTGTTCTTTCTTATTGGTTAATTTTGCAGGATGCGCGGAATTCTAGGACTTCCCCGAAGAGGCCGGTTTCTTGGTCGCGGTCGCCGGTTTCGTTCGAGAAAGTTAAAAAGGCTTCTGAGGTGCCGGGGAGCTGGAAGCCCTCGATGGCGGCGCGGATCTTCGCGGCGAGTGTGGCGGCGGCGGGGCGACTGGCGGCCCAGCATGAGACCTGAATGAGCGGGTGAATGATCGCCCGGGCGCCGTCGTGGGTGGTGGTGCCGTGGCTAGAGATGACTTGATAGACGGCGTAAGGCGTGGCGGCGTTACCCGGTGCCACGTCCGGATAAATGCGCGCGGCGATCAGGGCCGCCACTTCTGGGGCGGCGGCGATCGCATCGTAGATGTCGGATTGATAGCTCATGCGGATTTCTTGGCTAGGCGCTTGGCGGTGCGGTGAAGGTATTTTTCGAGGCCCTTGCGAAACTCGGCGTGGACCTTGCCACGGGAGGCGTCCAGAGCGGGGCGCATGAAGGGCTGGGCGCGCGCGGTGGATGTGCCATATTCAACTCGGTAAGCGTTGATCCATGTCGTGGATGCGGAGTTTTTAGCCTGCGAAACTCCTCTTTTTTTTGTTTTGGCTAAACGTGGCCCGATCACCGCGTATGGAGTTGATCCAAAAACTTTTGCTTTGATTGCAAGGGATCTCTTCAAGGTCCCCGTATCTACGGCAACGCGGGATTTCGCCTCGCGCAATACCACCCGAGCACCCGCCGAAATAACCGCCTTGTAAGCGGCTTTCTGGAGTTCTGGCGCGAGCTTGGAGATCGTCTTCTCGATGTCCTTGATGCCGCGCAAGTTGAGGGTGATTTGCATGGGTCAGGTAATGGATTGATTCCAGACGGCGGTGAGAAGAAGTCGGTTTTCCCGGCCTTCCTCGGCGATGTGGCGGATGTCGTAAATTCTCCCCTGGTAGGAAACGCGGTGGGTGGCGGTGGCGAGATCGACGAAATTCCGGATGCGGAATTGCCGGGTGTCGGCGGCGCGGTCGCCATCGGCGATCAGGGTCTCGCCGCCTTGCTGCTTGGGGATTTCCGCCCAGACGGTGGAGGCGGTGGCCCAGGTCTCCGTGACTCCGCCGGCCTCGTCACGGGTGAGCGTCACGGACTGAATCACGATCCGGCGATCCATGGCCCCGGGATTCATGCGAACATTCCTCCCATGCGTTGGTTGTGGATGATGTCCCGGAGCGTCATCGGGATCGGGGTGAGATTGACGGCCGCCACGGGGAGGCGGTTTTCATACCAGTGAGCGACAAGGATCTTGATCGCGTGGCGGACAAGTTGCGATGAGCTCTCGACCGCGGCGTATCCGGCCACGAAGTCGATCTGGACCGCATCGGGCCGCTCGGCGTTCAGGGTGGGGAAGGTGTAGGTGGAGGCGAAGAAGATGCCGCCGGGGTCGAAGGTGGTCATTACGGCGTAGTTGGCCGAGCTCATGGTGGTGAGTGTGCTGGCACCTTCGATGATGTGCTTCACCGTGGCCACGGAGATGAGCGGGGCGCGGTCGAGTGTGATGATGTGGGCGCCGCTGCGCTCGGTGGTGATGCTGTCCCAGTCCGGAGCGGTGAGGCGGTAGGTGGCGGAGAGGGTGGCGCGGCCGGTGATGCCCTCGACATACTCCTGGGCGGCGGCGAGTAGCTGGCCGATATATACCTCGTCATCGTCTGAATCCACGCGCAGGTGCTCCGCGGCTTCGTCATAGGTGACGGGCGGGATGCCTGATGGCGTGATGAGCTTATATGACGGGCGAAAGTCCATTTACTTCTTGGCGGGCTTTTTGGTGGCGGTGGCGGGCTTGAGGGCGGCGGTCTCGGCGACGGGCGGGAGGACGGCGGCCTCGCGTTCGGGGGAGGCG